GTTGCACTGCTTCTCTTGCCGCATTGCCTGTAATAGTTCTTGTACGTAAACTTTCACACAATCCCCAAAATGCTACCCAAGGATTTTCTCTGTGTTCATATCCAGATGTTTCAGCAACTTGTTTTATGTTATACATGAAGTATGGATTGTATGCAAGGTAGCAATTGTATAAAAAGCATTCTGCACTGTGACTTCCAAGTCTTGCCGCAACTAATGCTTTTTCAATGACGCCTTCTTTGTGTATGCGACTATTGTTTTCCTCGAGATCTTGTATCCAATCGCAAGCCACTTGTAATCCATTATAATTTTTTGAAGTATATTTTATTTTGTTTAGCACGAGTGATGTCTCCATTCCTGTTACATATCATACTATAAGTATACAACGGTTCTATGAGTTTGTCAACCGTTTTTCTGGTCCTGGACCATCTTTTTCTTTCTGATAGAACCATCCACTTAGACTGTAACGAGGATGATCAGCGCCTATGCTCACTGGAGATACAAAGTGTGTATTGATATCTACTTTGCTTACATCCATAAGCACCAGCCTGTTTCCATAAGGTATTATGCTTTCTTTAATATTTTTGCCTGTATCGTCCATAATACAAAGTTGTCCGCCCCAATCTGGTTCCCATGCTGGATTGAAATAGAATATGTAAGCACACCATCTTCTAACATCGTTGTGCATTTTTAACCAACTTTGATAGTCGTAGTATCCATAGTTTCCATTTTTTGCTACCATGTTAGGAAATCCAGTTATGTCAGTTGCTAGATCATGAAATGTATAATCAGGTTGTCCATGTGTATAATCTTCTTGTATAATATGATTAAATTCGGTTACTAATGGATCAGCATGATTTTTCTTATCTTTGGCTGCTACATATACATGGTGAAAGTAACTGAAGTTACCTTTGGCATTCTGTATATATTGTTCTAGTGTGCGTTGAAACTCGTCTGTGTGTTTATAATCTACTGCATATGTTCGTACATCTATACCTGTAGCCCTTGCACGAAGTTGATATGGCATTTCTGGAGCGGCTTTGTATAGTGCTTGTATATGCTCTTCGTGTAGAACATTGTCAATTATACAATATCTGTTTTGTGTAAAGTCTGCTTTTGCTTGAGCAATATTTTCTCTGTTAAACATTAACTTCTAACTATGATTGCGTCAGCTTGTGAGACTGTGTACGTACTGCTTGCAATTTCACCAGGATTTGACGGCAAAGTTTGTGGTATTGGAGCATCTGATTGTATATTTGCAGTTGCAAGTTTGTCTACGTTTCTTGCTTCTCGCATTGCGCCGACCGCTGCTTGTCCGCCTGTACTTGAAAAATTCATAACACGTTCTAATAATTCACTTGCTCCACCTGCAGTAGTATCTAAAGCAAAAGCAGGTAAATTAGTTGCAAGTTGTATTGCAGTATTGTCTTGTGATTGAACAACAGTAAGATCCAAATCCATTTTTTGTCGTATCAGTTTTTCTCTTGCTTGTTGTTCTTGCATGCGTTTAGAATTACGTTGTATTATTTGTGCTCCTGGATTGCCTGTATAAAAGTTAGTCATTATTGTTTTAGCGGCCGCAATAATAGCATTCCAAGCAGCCTCTTGTGTAACGTATGTACCTGCACCATAGACACCAGCAGGTATGACATACTCTATTACTGGTGGAGGTCCTGGGGAAACTGTGACGTTGTATGCACCATCAATAAAGTAATCCATTACTATATAGATACCTGTGTTTGCACTTCCTGATCCATCATCACGTGTAAACACATCCATTGCACCTGATGCAATAAGTTTTTCCATTTCAATTTTGTTCTGTTGCAAAGGAGCGGCACTGTTATATCCTGCCGCATAGCCAATTACATCACTTATGGTATAAGTTCCATTTGGTCCTGTTCCAAGTGTAATTCCGTCTTGCGTTTTATATGTTGTAGTCCAAAAATCAACAACCGCAGGCTCAACATATGTTGTTTGATTTTGTATTAAATCTAAATCTTTAAATGTTTCAGCAGTTGTTGAAGCAGTTGCTAATAGATTTGAAGTACTTCCGTCAATACCTTTAACTTGTCCAAAACTCCTTGCTAGTGCTCCATTTGCTACTGCCAAATCATCAGGGAGTGCACCAGCAAGATTTGTGCCTAAATCATCAAATTCAGCATTGACTGCACCATCAGCCGTGTATATTGCTCTATCACCCACACTGGCTGTTCTAAGAGGTGCAGTAAGTGTTGAAAAACTTGTAGGGAATAGTTTTTGCGGATTCATCAAGTCTCCGCCTTTTGCTATTGCCGCTTGGGTATTTCCGAGGATACCTTTTACGTCTCCTAATTCTGCAGTTGATAATCCATCAAATGCATTAAAGACTTGGCTCTGTATATTGTTAGGTAATGCAGGACCAATTTCTGCTACTTTGTTAAGATCAACACCTAAACTACCAAGTGTAAGTCCGCTTGTACCAGAATTTACTGCATTTGTAATTGTGCTTAAATCTCCACCCAAACTACTTGCAATACGAGGATCAACTGATATATCAGCAATCTTATCATACATAGGTCCGAGATTGCCTGCCAGGTCCATGTTTTTAAGTAATTGTCCCGGTGATCCTAAATCACCTATGCTTTCAAAATTTATAGTTGATCCAAGACTACCTAGGTCAGCACCAAAGTCTGGCAATGCATTTGTTATGCCAGTAAGGTTGCCGCTCATTATGCCATCCATGCCAGGGAAGGTCCCGCCAGCAAATGCACTTGCACTGTTTGTTGCGGCGGCTATCATTGAATTAGCACTGCCAACAAATCCATCTGCACTACTAAACACACTACCAAACTTTTTAGCACTTCCTAGTATATCTGAGCCAGTTACACTACCACCCATTACACTTGCGGCTTCTGTCAAGCCGCCGGGCAATACGTTTGCTAGGCCACTAGCTGGTGCCATTACACTTAATGCGTCTCCTGAAAATACATCAAATCCACTTGAGAATACATTTTCGCCTAGTCCACTAGACATATTTGTAAATGTTGTTTGTAAACCTGTAGGCAATGTTGCTACCTTGCCGAGTGTGTTTGTGAGAGCAGTGCTCGAACTAAGTCCTTGAAAGGCGGCTTGATTACTAGTAAAACTAGCCATGCTTACATCGCCCGTTAAACCAGTGACACTATCAGTTATATTGTTTGTTATTCCGCTTGTTGACTTTAAGACTTCACCACCAATATCGCCGACCATACCTGCACCAGCAGTAAGCACCGTAGCTGTAATTGCACCACCACAAGCCATACTAACCTCGTGGTATTATTACGTCATTGCTACCATTTGCTCGTGAATGTCCACAAGTATCTGGTGATCCGACATAGTTAATTGGTTTGTTTTCTGCAATCACACTCATTGAACCAAGTGTTGTTTTTGCACTACAGTGTATTCCACAACCTGGAGCTCCGCAACATGGATGAGGTGTCACAGATGTTCCTACTAAACAGGCGGCCCTGCCATTGATAATCACACTGCTTGCACCAGAACCTATTGCGGCTCCACCTGCTGAGTTTACATCACCTATTCTTACTGCTCCTGGCATGTTTATCCTTTTAGTATACCTTTTGCTGGTGTTACAATGCCTGTACTTGCCTGTATATAACTTGCAATTATATCTTTATTTGTTTCAGTGTACATTGTAATGTTATTTGTATTTATGGTCACATTTTTTGTCTCATCTGCACTCATCATTGCAGGTAAAAGCTGTACACCTTGTTGTGTTGGAATAAGAGAGAATGGATTGCTTATTATTGTTGCGTTGCTATCACTGCTAACTATTTTGCAGATAATTTCACTGCTATCACTTAGTCTAAGAGAATAAATTTTGTCTTTTTCAAGCATAGTTAAATCCTTTATCAATTATTGGGTTATTTCTATTTGGAAAATAGTCTTGTTGTGTGCCTTGCCTTTTTAGATCTAGTGTTATACAATGCAGACCACCATCCCAAAAATACCTATGACGCCACGGCACATACACAGGTTCCATATTGTGTTTCTTAAGAAACGTATTTACAATCTCATTATCAGGTTGACTTACGCATACATGATGTTCATCAAGTACAAGTACATTTACATCAAATACTGTTTCTTGAACATAGCCAACCCAATCTTGAAGCCAGGTTTCTACAAAATGTGTAAACGCAGGATTATTTTCTTCCCCCGGCACCCACCATTTGCCTTCGTTTTTAAGTTCAACAAATGGCTTAACTTTATCCCAACTTTGATCAGGAAGATAGCAAACGTCCCATCCTGGAAAAGTATCTTCATAGGTTTGAATTTCTTGTAAACTTAATATTGCACCAGGTTTGATAGTGTGAAAGCAACCATCACTGTGTCCGCCATGCCTTAGATTGTTTACACGGAAGTCTGCATACTCCGTATTAAATTTTTTAATGCAGTGGTTAAGTAATATCTCTGGCATATCCATTGGAATATCAATATAGATGTCTTTGCCAACCACAGTAATACTCGGAGCTGCCACAGGAAATGTATGGCGTTTTTTCTGTACTTCCTTTGCTGATATCTCTAATAATTCTCTATTAATATTAATATCATTACTAAGTGGTTCATTATTAAAAAATCTATTCACTAGTTCATCATATGATGGCCAGTCTGGAGCACCATCACCCATGTAGTCAAGATAATTTTTTTTAGGAATAGGTGTTTTGATGTTTTTATAATTCTTATCGTATTCGTCTAATTTGTTTGTAATACTTGGATGATCATCACCAACATATAACAAACTATTGCCTATTACTACCTGTGCATCACGAGGTTGTAAAGGACCACGAGGTATTGATTTTAAGTTTCCGTCGTGATCAGTGTAATTCATTATGCTATCATTTGTATCTAACTTTGGTCTAATAATATTGCAACCAAAGTCTTTTAGAATATGATAGAAACATTCTAAGTCTTCTTGTGTTTCGTCGGCAATTCGTTCTAGTGCTGATCGTACTTTAGTATTTTTAATATCTCTAAAGAATCTACTGCTATAACAATCGCCAAGCATTACTGTTTGGAGCTTGTCCCATTTATTCCAAATGTTGTAATTCATGCTACTACTTAGTAGCCAGTTCCGTTGAACCCTGTATTTTCTATGTATTCGCACAGATCATCGTACCCGCCAACTAAATGTCCATGTATGACAATTTGTGGTACAGTTTTTGCATTTGGTGCAATTTCTAAGAGTTGTTCTCTTGTAACGTCTGTGCCTAACTTGTATTGATTATACTTTACACCCATGTGATCAAATAAGTCTTTGGCTGCATCGCAATAACCACACAAGTCTTTTGTATAAATTTCAATACTCATAAACTAAATCCTGCAAAGCTATTTTTATCTACGTCTTGTTTTGTTCCGCCGTTAACATAACTAGTTATCTCAGTTTCCTGTGGAGCTACCTGTACATCACCACCTGCAATCCACTTTTGTGTCCATGGTAGTGGGTTTGATGCTCCTTTATAACTACTCGGTACACCAACTGCGGTCATACGTTTGTTTGCAATCCATTGTACATATTCTTTAAGCAACTGTGCATTAAGTCCAATCATTGAACCATCCTTAAACAAATAGTCAGCCCATGCACATTCTTGTTCCACTGCATCTTCAAACATCTTAATTACAAGTGGCTCACACTCTGCTTTTATTTTAACAAAGTCTGGATCATCTTGTGGAAGTATCTTCATAAGTTGTTGTGTGCTTGCTAGATGTACATTCTCATCTCGTGCAATAAACTTGATAATCTTAGCATTACCTTCCATCTTTTTAAGTTCAGCAAACGCCCAACTACAAGCAAAGGATACATAAAAACGTACACCTTCTAAAATGTTAACACTTGCCAAACAAATCCACAGTTTCTTTTTTAGTTCATATAGATCAATTTTGACTTTTTTGCCGTTTACAGTGTGTGTACCTTCACCTAGTAAGTTGTAGTAACTGCAAGTTTCTACTAAATCATCATAGTATGCAGTGATGTCTTCTCCACAGTCAATAATCTCCTGTATGTCCATCATCTCATCAAACACCTTGCTTGGATTTGCATATACATTACGGATGATGTGTGTGTAACTTTTTGAATGTATTGTTTCACTAAACGTCCAAGTGATAATCCAGTTTTCCAACTCAGGCAAACTCACAATAGGACCAAATGCCTCAATTGGTGCTCTACCTTGTACACTATCCAAAAGTATTTGTCTTTTGAGATTGCTAGTAAAGATATGCTTTTCATTGGCAGTAAGCTCTTTAAAGTCTTTTGCATCACGTAGTACATCTACTTCTTCTGGTCTCCAAAAGAAACCCAACTGCTTGTCGGTTAGTTTATCAAACTGTCTGTACTTTAGGGTATCATAACGTTGTATTCCAACTCCGCCTGCTGGATCAAGGAATGCAAGACTGGTCGTATGGTCTCTATTGGTTGTATTTAATACACTCATCTATTCTATTCTTTCCTTTATTTTATTATATATGTAATTTGCATAAATTTCGTGTCCTTTTTCGGTAGGATGTTTGGTCTCTTCGTTATAGTTTAACGGACTCTTCTCTAACCAATCTACCGCCAAATTACTACGAGCAAAAAATTCCATCAACGTATATTTTAATTTTTTATGAATGCCGAGTTTTATCAAACACGTTATCAATGGAGTTATTGCTATATCCGAAGTAAAACGCACATCTTCTGGATACGGCTCGTTTATTTCTAAACATTGAATCCACAATTTATCTAACACATTATCTCCTAATATAGTTTCATCATAGGAAAAGGTAAAATTTCTGCCAATATAAAAGTTTATATCAGAATACTTGTCTATAAAATTTTCTCTTAAAGACAAAAACATGTTTTGTTCATATGCTTTTAGAAAATCGTCTATTGTTTCTATGTTATCTAAATTCGATGGTACCCAGATTGGATCTCCTGATGCTTCTCTACAATTTTCAGTTAGGCATATAATGACATGAATCTCGTTATATAAGCTATCCAAAACAGCATCTTCTAATACCACTGCTAACATATCGTGAATTTCAATATTCGATCCGCCAGGTTTAGCAATATTGATAAAATCTGAATTTATTTTCTTAGAAATTATACTGCCATATATGTGTTCTTTCCTATGTTTATCCTTAACTACATTTGGAGAATCTAGTTTGCTACCACCTAAACTATCTCCCCATGTCCAGCTATCTCCAGCACAAATAAGAAGTTTATTAGAATTATTTTTTACTGAATGAAAGTATTGTGGCTTAAATTTAAACTTGATTGAATCAAGGAATGCAAGACTGGTCGTATGGTCTCTATTGGTTGTATTCAATACACTCATTGTGTTTCCTATATTGTGCAACTATCGCAGGCTTCTTCGTACATAGGCTCTTCGATAGTTAGTTCTTGTTGTTGTGTTTCATTCATCTTGTCTATGTCGATTTCTCCAGCACCATCAAATGTGTTAAAGTAATACAACTGCTTGTGGCCGTATTTATAACATAGTAGCAGATGTTGTAACATTACACTCATTGGTATCTTTTCATCTTCATAGTGTACAGGGTTGTAAGACGTGTTTACACTTATGCCTTGATCAATATATTTTTGCATAACTGCCATTATCTTTATGTAACCTTCTGGAGACTTTTGGTCCCATAGTAGTTCGTATTTGTTTTTGTAACGTGCATATCCTGGCACAACCTGTTTAAGTACACCATCTTTGCTTTGCTTGATACTTACAAATGCTCTTGGTGGCTCAATGCCGTTTGTACTGTTGCTTATCTGTGCTGATGTTTCAGCAGGCATAAGTGCCATCAGTGTTGAATTACGTATGCCCGTTTCTCTAAGTTGTGTTCTCAATCCTGTCCAGTCAACTGCATCAACATGTAACACTAGTTCATCAACATCTTTCTTGTAGGTGTCAACTGGCAACACACCATCTGAATACTTTGTTTCGTTATTCATTGGACATGCACCAAACTCTTCCGCAAGATCAGCACTTGCTTTTATCAAGTAATAACTCCAGTGTTGAGCCCATGTATCTACTAGTTTAAGTGCATCTGGATCACTGTAACTGGTATCATTTTTTGCAAGAAAGTATGCAAGATTAATTATACCAACACCTAAAGGACGTCTACCTTCCGTTGCCATTTGTGCGGCTATGATTGGATAGTTTTGATAACTTAAGAGTGCATCAAGTCCACGTACTGCAAGTGTACATGCCTTTTCCATATCCTCTGGATTTGAAAAACTACCCCAGTTAATTGCACTTAATGTACACAAAGCAATTTCACCGGTTACATCATTTATATCATCAAGAGGCTTGGTTGGCAAGTCTATTTCACAACACAAGTTGCTTTGCTTTATAGGTGCAACATCTGTTTTAAAACTACTGTGCTCATTTGCATGATCTACATTTTGCAAGTATATTCTTCCTGTGTCTTTTCTTTCTTGCATAAAGGCACTAAACAACTCTGTGGCACTTATTTTCTTCTTACGTATACTTGTCTTGCGTTCAGCAGCTTCGTATAATTCACGGAACTTGTCTTGGTCTGCAAAGAATGCATCGTACAAACCAGGAACATCATTTGGAGAGAACAATGTAATGTCTCCACCTGACATTAAACGTTCGTACATAAGTTTGTTAAACTGTACACCATAGTCCATGTGTCTAACTCTGTTGTCTTCTGTACCTTTGTTGTTCTTCAACACTAACAAGTCTTCAACTTCTAGGTGCCACAGTGGATAATATAGTGTTGCCGCTCCGTTACGCACTCCACCTTGCGAACAACTACGTGTGGCGGCTTGAAACATTTTGTAAAATGGCACAACGCCAGTGTGATAAGCATCACCGTTTCTAATAGGTGACCCTAATGCTCTAATACGTCCACCGTTAATACCAATGCCTGCTTTTTGTGAAACGTATTTTACAATTGAACTTGCAGTTGCATTTATACTATCTAAACTATCATCAGTTTCTATTAGTACACAACTTGAAAACTGTCTTTGTGGTGTACGCACTCCTGCCATTACCGGAGTTGGTAAACTAATTTGGTGTGTTGAAATAGCATCATAGTAATCTTTTACATAACGCAGTCTGTTTTTGCGATCATAGTCTTGAAACAGTGTGGCCGCTATAAGCATATATGCCATTTGCGGAGTTTCATAAAGTGTTTTTGTTACTCTGTTTTGTACAAGATACTTGCCACGAAACTGTTCCATGGCAGCATAGGTTAGTTGTTCATCACGTTCATGTTTTACCCAACTGTTGATGGTATTCCATTCTTCTTCAGTGTATTCACTTAACAGTTCTGTATCATAGAAACCCTTTTCAACATTGTGCTTTACAAGTTTGTAAATATGCCAAGGCGTAGCACCACCATAAACCATTTTGTTAATATGATATACAATAAGTCTACCAGCAACTGTTTGATAGTTTGGTGTTTCTTCTGATATTAAATCAGCGGCACTTTTTATAAGTGTCTCCTGTATGTCTGTACTTGTGATGCCATCATAAAACTGTACATTACTGCTTATTTCAACTTGGCTTGCACTTACCCCGGTTATATTCTCTGTTGCCCACATCACTACTTTGTGTAATTTTTCAATGTCTAATGCTTCTTTACTTCCGTCTCTCTTAGTAACTTGGATTGTCATTTATGGGGGCCTTTCTATCAATCTTGTGTGCAAACATAGCAGAGTCTATGTTTCTGGTTAATTTTTTGGAATTCTTTAAGTGTCCTATTTACTGTGTTATCCACCATCCAATTAAGTGTGTATAATCCATTGTTCACTTGGACTATATAGTAATTCTGATATACGATTAGTATAGCATATTCATAAGAATTTTGCAAGACCATAATAGGTCTTTTTGGCTATAAAAATCTTGTATACTAGTTATCGCAAGTATCACCTTTGCAATATATTTTATAAACTAAGATGTTCTATTGAGTACTTAAAGGTTGCTGCAATCGTGCTTGTGTATTGTATGCTGATTGATGTTCCGCTTTGTACTGCACTGAGTACAAAACTGTTTGGATTATCTTCTGAGAAGTCATCTACATATGCTAGTGTTCCGGCACTATCATCTGTATCTTGTCCTACAACTCTTAACTCTCCAAAACGTATTACGTTAGTTGTTGGTTCTTTGTATTGATATATTACATTGAAAGCGGCTGCGTTTCCGGTGTTTACAGTAAAAATTGTTGTTGCACTTCCTTGTACTGATAGGTCTGCTTTTGATCCTGCAAGTCTATAATAAGTTCCAAATTTTATTTCGTCGCCATTTATAAGTGCGTAACAGGCTTTGCCATTGTTTTTTACACGACGTTGTGATCTGTCATCAGCATCGCTACGTTCAAACATATCTCCAACACTAACATTGTTATCACCGTTAAATTCGATAACCGGTGCGGCCTGGTTACCTGCTCCTAAGTAATCGTTTGCCACGTCTAAGAAAATATTGTATGCACTTATATTGTATGCAACTGCACCAATGCTTATGCCTTGCTTGCCAATCTTATCAAACAAGTTTTGTACAATTCTAACTCCTTCAGGGCCGCCATTGTCTGGTGTGCCTGTGCCTAGCAACACGCCTTGATATAGGTTTGTAAACTGTGAATTTTGTACAGTTACACCTTGTATGTTTTCGTCAGTGTTAAGTCCATAAGTTAAAAAACTAAACTTACAGTTATTAAATTCTATTTGTTTACAAGTATTTGATGCAGTACTATCAAAACGCACTCCAGCAATATCTGCACTTGCGTCTGCTGGATTGGTTGATAAATTGCCCTTGAAGTTACAGTTAGTTACACTTACACCATCTGCTCTGTCAATAAGCATCATGTCTACACCTGCTTCTAAACTAGTAAAGCTCATGCCACTAATGACTATATCTCTTGGAGCAGTTGCACTGTTGTTGCCAATGTTTACACCTGTCTGTTGCAAACTGTCAGCAGTTTGAATAACATATGCACCAAAAGAACTGTCTGATCCTACATCCATTTCAAGTATAGCACTGTCAGGCCCGTCTCCAAATAGTTTCGCATAAGGAGGTACCAGTATTGGTTGTGTTATTCTATATGTTCCGCCTGGAAAAAATAAACTACGTCTGATTGTTGTATTAGTTTGTCTACAAAATAATTGAAACAAAGCTCTGTTAATAGCATCTGTATCATCTGTTACTCCATCACCAGTTGCACCAAAGTCTAGTACACTAGCAAAGTTATCTAATTTTGCTTGTAGTGTTTGTGCAACAGGATCACTTGATGTAGGTCCAGTTTGTACTGTATACCCTGCATGTTCGCCTTTATAGGTGTAAGCAGATGATATTGCAAGTATATCACTATACTGTGTTAGTATCTCTGTATTTCCAATAGCCGGAGCACCTTCTGCTATGGTTCCGTTACCTATGTATAATTTACGTTGGTCAATTACCCAACCAAATTCAGCACCTGCTAATTGTGGAAGATTTTCACTCAACCCTTTGCGGTTTGTAATACGCGATACTTGTACTATTGCCATCTATTGAAACTCCGTAATCTAGCAGTATTTACCTATTTACTGAGTGTAGTACTGCTCTACACGTTTCCACCATTGTTGACGCCAGTGTTCAAAGTCGTCACCTTCGACAACGAACTCTTGATATAAAGGATCTTCTTTTAAATGTCCCATGTCATCAACTGCTGGCTTAACTGCCATAAGCACTACACCTTTACGTATTTTTGTTCCATATACTTCGTTGTGTGCTTCTGCATATGCACAAAGTTGTAGTTTGTAATCTTCAATCCACTCAACTTTCTTGGGCTTGTTTGATTGTTTAAAATCCATGATTGCATCATCACCGCTGTGTACACCGACACAGTCTGTTGTACCTGCATATATTCCCGGAAAGTACATGGGTACTTCAACACCCCATACTTCGTCAACATTGCACATACCTTGTTCTATTACTGCTTGTGCCATAGCATGTGATTGCCAACTGAATGGATTGTTACCACGCTCTTTGATAGTGCCATCAATACAGTAGTTTTCTAAATAGGTATGCATTCGTGTACCTCTGTTGGCAGCTTCAGTAACTATCTTTTGTGCTTGGTCAGTGCCTACACGTTTACGCCATCGTGCTAGACCTTCTTGCTTTTCTTTTGATTGTGTAGCACCTAGTATGGTAGTTACACTGGGCACGGCATTGCCATCAGGAGTAGAATACAGTCGCTTGCCGTCGACCTGTTTACGTGAGAGATTTTTGTATTGAAATTTTTCTATAAGCATGTATCTATTATACTATAGTTTTATCCATTCTGCAAGTTTTTTTGCAATTAGAGCATGTCCATTATGATTAGGATGGGCAAAGTTTGGACGTATGTATTCATTATCTTGTACACCAAGTAAGTGCTCGCCATTATGATCAGTTGCTCCTAGCCAATCAGCCGCAGTTTCATTTCCGCCTTTGTAAATTTTATCAGTGTCTACGCCAGGTAGCCAATCTGTTTGTCTTATCCATCCTGCAAAGTAATAGTCGTTGATGTTAAGTGTTTTACACATTTGTTGTAGTGTAATTACGCTCATACTTGTTCTAATAGTATCTTTATTGTCATCATGAAAGTGTAATTTTAGTGTTTTAACAAAATCCTTTGCATCTGAACACCAATGTTTTCTTTCGTTACTGTCATGCCGCCAACTCATACCCAATGGCCAATGCATGCTCCTTGCTGGGTTTGTTAAAAAGAAGATTGCAGTTGCATTCTCTAACTTTGATTCAAGAAGTTGTAAAACCATATCTTCGTTACTTGCACCTGGTGAACCATAATTATAAAACTTAAATCCATACTGATCTGCAAGTTGTCGCCCGTACGGGTACTGACCGAGATCCTCTTGTAGTTCTCCGCCTTGTGGCCAACTATCACCAAAAGTTATAAGTGTTTTCATTTATGTAAGTGGATTTGCAGCATCTGCCATACCGGCTACGGTATCTTGTGCTTGATCAACAGTCATAGTATCTTCGCCCTCATCACCAGTGATGCCAGCTCCGACAAGTACAATGTTGTCTGCATCTACATTTTGAATAATGTTCTTAAGAGGATCTTGTGTTGCAAGAGTACGTAGTTGTTGATCAGTGATGTTTACACCCATGTTGTGTGCCATACTTAGAAAAACATCTATTGGTACAGTGTGTTGAGTATCTTCATCGTCTGCACGACCAAGTAGATATTCTGCTAGTGCAGTTAATTGTTGTGCAGATGGTTTATCTGATCTACTTGTGAACTCAAGTATACGCATTTATCTTCTTGCTCTACCAAGAGCTCCATCTTGTACATCAACATTTACATCAACTGCTTCACCGCCTGCTTCTGCATCAACATTTACGTCTGCAACTGCATCAATTGGATCTGCCGCTAGTGGATCTGCTACTGGCTCATCTATTGCTGGAGTGCCTGCAACTTCTTCTTGTCCTGGTACCACAGGAGCAACACCTGTTAGTGTTCCTTGTGCAGTTTCCATTTCAACTTTTGAAGCCTGTATTGCATCAACTAACACTGCTAAACTTTGTCCGGCTGCATCATTAAATGCTTGTGCTTCGTTAGTGCCTATTGTTGTTTGTATGCTTCCAGCCAGTGCAGGTAAATCTTTAAACTGCATTGATGTCACGTCTTCTAACATCTTCTGCATTCTGTCTACCATGTCCTGTGCAGCCAAAACAACTTGTGCTTGTTGTACTTCGCTTTCACTTAGTACACGACCTGACATTTTAAGTGTAGCACCTTCAGCAATCTGGTTAAGCACTTTACCTGCTTTGCCTTCAAACTTGCTTAGTGTTTTTGCAAGGTTTGCACGTTTTTCTGTTTTAGCATTATAGTCATCTTTGTTTGCTAATACTTTGTTGGCAAATGCAGTTGTACTCATGCCAGCAGCCTTTGCTTGTCTTGTAAACGCACCAGGATTT